GGGCTCGGAGATGTGTATAAGAGACAGGTCCCCGAGTCCACGCCCCACAATGACCCGAGGCCCCAAGGCGCCGCGGTCCCGAACCTCATAGGGCCACCACCGTGATCGCGATGTTGGGGGATTCAAAGTTGGGGCGTTCACGGATCCCGACCTCCACGGGATCGGCGAAGGGGCCGACCGCGGAGACTCGCGAGAGTTGAACAGTCACCGACACCGCCCCGGAAATTTGCCCGCTGTTTTGCAAGTCGAACACGATCCCCACGTACTCGAACCCGAGTTGATTTCGGCCGATGTCCGAGAAGTCTGATCGGGCGCGAGACAAGATCGCCTCGGTGACTACGTCGGCGATGTTGGGGGAGATCACTTGTTCGGTCCCCAACGTGTTGATCGTGACGTCCACAAAAATATCCACCTGATCCACGAGGTCGAATCGGACGGTTTGGGGTTGGCCCTCCTCGTCCGCCACGGTGATCGCGTAGTCGGTCCCGTAGGGTTCGCCCCCCGCTCCGGTGGCCGACCATATGGCATCGGCGATCGAGTTTTGCAGATCGACCGGGGGCGGTGTGGGTTGAGTTTCCACGAGGACGTTAAAGGCTTTGAACGGGATCCCGTCGGCGTCGGCGGGTTGGGTGTCGGGGTTGTGGTAGACCCTCACCGTCTCGACCCCATCCACCCGGGACACCACCGCCCGGATCGCCGCGAGGCCCCCGACGTTTTGAGAGAATAGTTCGATCTGGCGACGAACCCGAAAGTCGGGATCCGTCTCTTGGTCCCGGCCCAAGGCCGCGTCGTCGGCCGGGTTGGCGAACCCGTCGAGGCCGGCGATCACCGTCACGAGGGCCCAATTGGTGTTCGCGTTGGCGAGGATCGGGCCGGTGTCCACCGCTTGGAACGTGGCGGCGATCGTCTCGGGGAACGGGCCGGCCGAGGTATACGGCCCGTTTATCGCTTGCCATTGTGTTGAGTTGTCGGAGTTCTCGATCAAGTCCCCGTCGTTGACCGTGGCGATCCCCGAGAACGTCAAAAACCCCTGAACCACCGACGAGGTGGCACCGTTGCGAGTGGACCCGGTGAGGGTCGCCAACCTATCGAGGGCCACGCCCTCGGCGGTGTTGGGGTCGAATGACCGATACACCGCGAGGAGGGTTTGTTGATCGAGGGATCGCAACTCCGAAACGATGTTAACTAGCTGCCCCATGATCGAGGTGGCCGACGTGTTGAGGTTCGTTCCGAACGTGGCGCGAAGTTTCGCGACCATCTCGGCCACGATCTGATCTTGGGTTTGGGTTTGGAGTCCGGCGGCGGTTAGAGCTAGGGTCATGGCGTGGCCTCGATCAAGGTGGTGAAGTCGATCTCACCGTCGATCGACGTGGCCGATCCCGAAACGGTGAGGGTTCGATCCTCGCGGTTGAGTTGTAGATCCAGAACAACCGTCAACACGCCGGGCGTATTTAGGATCGTTTGTTCGAGAATGAACTGGATCGAGTTGAGGTTGGGATTCCTCTCGGCGAAAATAACTTGGAGATAGGGCACCCCGGCGGAGACGTCGTAGACCGTCTCACCGAGCCAAGTTCGGAGCCTCATGGTGATGTCTTGCCCGATCGCCTCGGCCCCGTTGACGAACGAGAGATCGCCGTTGGTCAAGTCCATGTCGTAGTCGGTGAGAAGTAGATCCATTATTCGGCGCTCACTTTCGAGGAGGCGGACGAGATCACGCCAAAATCCAACGGCGGGATCGGTGGGATGATCGTCCCGGTCACGGTCACCACCGGCGTCCCGGGGGGCGGCGCTTGGAGGATCGTCGCGATCGCGGAGATCGCCGCGTTCACCGACGTGATCCAAGCGGACATCGAAACGTCGGCCGCGGTGGTGTCGGTGAGTCTCGCGACCCCGAGGGCGGCAAGTCGCCCAAGTTTGATCTCGTCGGACTCAAGGACGGCCGCGGCCTCGTCGGTGGGGGGCGTGATCGGATCGTTGTCCGGGTGGATGTTCGGATGAAACACGCCGTCGGCGAGGGCGTGGGTTATGGCTGAGACGGGATCGACGGCGTCGCCGAGTTGGATCCATTGGCCGAGGTTTCGATCTTGGATATGAACCTCGCCCGTGTCCCCGGCCGCGAGGGGGAACGTGAGATAGGACGACCCCGCCCGGGGCCACGCGACGGGGATCCCCTTGAGTTGCACGGCGGGCAACGTCGCCACGGGGTTGGGGTTGGCGGTGGTGGGTTGGGTGAAGTTGTCGCGGACCACTTGGAGGACGTCCACCGAAACGTCGGCGCGTTGGGTGGCGGTGTCGTAGGCGGTCACCGTCCCGACGGTGTGGGTTCGGATCTGGACCTTGAGATTCCTCAAGGCCGCGCGGAAAAGGTCGGCGAGTTTCGGGTCTTGGGGGATCTCGAACACCCCGGTTTGATTCTCGCGAGGCATCAGACCCCCACCCCCTTGGACGCCGAGACGGCCATGATCGATTCCCCGTCGGTGTTTCCCGAAAACGTCACCCGGTCCACGCGGTAGACTACCGCGCCGAACGGTTGGCCGTCGTCGTCCACCACTTGAACCTGGATCCCCGGCTCCACCTCGGGGTCGGCTAACGCTGTGAAGTCGATCCCCTTGTCGTTGCGGGTGGTGTACGAGATCAACCCGGTGGACGGCTTGACGATCGGCCCGGGTCGGTTGATCACCCCGCCGCGGAGGGCGATAAACTGCCCATTGGTTACGCGCCACTCAAGCCCCAAGGTGTCCATGAAATCGTCCATGAGTTCGCGCGCATTGTAGGCCCCGGCGATGTCGATCTTTTTCACCGCCGTGGCCTTGGCGGCCTCGGAGACAAGCGCGCGCGAGGACTCGGGGAACTCCAATCCGAGGCCCCCGCCGTTGGGTGTACCCGGCGCGGCGGCTTGGAGGGTGGCGATCAACTCAACCGCGGTCACCACGGTGATCGCCTTGTAGGTGGCGGTGAAAACCGAGTCACGGTTGGCGGTGTTTCCGTCGCCGATCTTGAGTCGCAAGACCCGATCGGTTGGGGTTCGTTCGTCGGGGATCAGATCCCACACATCGCCGGTGATCACCGTCTTGGCGATCCGTTGCCAACCGATCCCGAACGACACCCGGTAGCCGGCCAACTCGGGCCAAGCGGTGATCCACGCCTCGGCGATCTCACCGGCCAACACCGGCGCGAGATTGTAGATCAGGATCTCGGCTTGGTCGGGGTTGGGCGTGTTGTCCCGGGTGATCGTCCACTCGAACCGCAACCCCGAACCGTCGAGATTGGCGATCGTCCCCTGCGTCGTTTCAAGCTGGACCGCCGGGATCAAAAACTGATCGAACGTCGCCACGGCTACCCCCCGATCTCCTCGTAATACAACGCCGCGGCGTCGTTCTCCCACGTGTCGAGCGTGGGATCGAACGGTTCCCCGGTTTGGGTGTTGACGAACAGTGCCCCCGGCGGGAGGGCGTCGAGGTGGTGATAGGGGAAAAACAGATCCAACCCCGAGGCGATCGCCAGTCCGGCGATCAAGGGGTTGTCATCGGCGTCGAACACGTCGAGGTACCACGACAAATCGATCTTGTTGGTGTAGGTGTCGAGGCGGACCCGGATCCCGTCGAGGATCACGACTTGCGAGGCGTGGGTGGACCCGTTGAATTGCGGCGTGATCTTGCGGATCGTCATGCGAACCCCGGCGTCGGTGGTAGCCCGGGGGCCGCGCCCGGGACAAGGGTTTGAGTTTGCACGGTCGGCGCGGCCTGCGATCCGGCTTGAGTTGTCGAGTTGTTACCCGTGGCCGAGGCGGCGACGTCGGCGATCACCTCGTTCGCCGTGAGTGGCGAAACGATCCGGGCCTCAACCAGTGCAACGGTGATCAACGTGTTTTCCCCTTGGTCCGGGTTCCAACTTCTAGAGATCGATTCAATGAACGCCCGCGCCATGGACACGCGAGGGGAGACCACCATGATCGGTTGGCGGGCGTCGGCTAACTCCTCAAGGTTGGCGACGCGGATCAAGTCGGCGCGAAGTCCTGCGAACCCGACCGATCCCGCCAACGCTAGATCGATCGAAGATACCAGCGTACCCGACACGGTGATCCGCTCGGGGTTTTTGTGGACGTTGGACGTCGCCGAGGTGAAGTCTTGTAGCGCGTTCATGGTCACGTTGTAGGATCGTTCCACGTCCTCCGAGTCCACCATGTCGAGGGTCACACGGTCCGAGGTGAGGGCGGGGATCAAGTCCCCGAGGGGTTCGATCGGTTGTGTGCCCGTCGAGTCGAGACGATAGAACGCCATGGTTCGGGCTCCGAGGATCCCGCCGAGTGGTGATTTGATAAACGGTTGAACCATGGGATCACCTCACGAGGTTGGGTTGGAGTTGTTGACCCGCCGCCGCGAGTCGGGTTTGGAATTCTTTTTTGATCGCCAAGGCGGCCTCGCGCGCGACCTCGCCGGGCTCAGCGTTGGATCGGATGATCTGATCGATGTCGAATGAATAATTGTTATTGGTTATGTCCACCGCCACGGTGGGCTCGATCGCCTTGGTCGAGGGCGTGGACGCGGCCATGGATTGAAGCTGCGCCGGGTCGGCGGCTAACACCTCCTCCAACGTCGTGGCGGATTTGGGTTTGGTCTTGGCCTTGGACTTGCGACGGCCGCCACCTCGGCGGCGCTTGGGGGTTGTGACGGTTGGCGGCGCTTGGGGGCCTTGTGTTAGTTCGGGGTCGTCGGCTTGCGCGGCCAACTCGCGACGCAAAGAGATCGCCGTGGCGTCCTCCTCTTCCATGGCCGAGATCTTGGATCGGGCGTTTCGGATCTTCTGTTTTGCCTTGGAGATCTCGACCTGTTCATTCGGGCTAATATATGCGCCGCTTTCGATCTCCTCGATCTTGGATTGGGCTTTTCGGATGATCGCCTCTTGGGCGCCGGCCTCCTTGGCCCTTGCCTCGGTCGCGAATCGTTCGGTCAAGAGCCCCGGCCCCCCGCGCTTGGTTGTAGTCCTCAGCGCGGTTTTCAATGCGAGGGCCTCACCAAGTTTATTTCCTAGATCGATCGCCACGGGGATCAACGCAACCAGCGCCCCCATGATCAAACCGATCGGGCCGAGGGCCCCGGCCGCCGCGATCCCCATCGTCGTGAACCCCGACGCCATGGCGGAGAATGCCTGAACCATCTTCGCCCCCGCGAACAAGGCGATCAACTTGTCCACGTTTTCGACCAAGAACTTAAACGCCGACGCGATCGATTCCAACGTCCCGAGGAAATCGCCTTGGAGGAGTCGCCGGACGCCGCGGATCGCGGTGGTGAGGGTGTCGGCGAGGATCTTCGCCAGTCCCTTGGAGTCGCCCCCGGCCGCGTCTCGGATGTCGGCGATCAAAAGTTTGAATTCCTCAAGCGGCCCCATCTCGGCGACCGTCAAAAAGAACGTCGCGATCGCGTCCTTGGCGTTGGAGATGATCCCGTTGAGGGTTCCCATTTGCTCGGCCATCGCACCGGCAAAATTGTTTTTGCTTAGATCGATCAGGTACTTCTCGATCTCCGCCGAGTTTTTCCCCACCGTCGTGGTCACGCCTCGAAAGGTAAACGAGACGTTATCCCCCTCGGACTTGGCCTTGATCCCAAACTCCTTGAGGCGCTCGAACTCCCCCGTGGTCGCGTCGGCCACGGCCTCGATCAGTTGATCAAGTTCTTTTCCCATCGCCGAGGCCGTGTCTCCGTAGGCGGTCAACGCCTCCTCGGATGGGGCTAGCCCGAGATTCGTCAACTTGATGAAGGCCCCGGTGATCTCCTCGACTTGGAACGGGGTATTTTTGGCGAACTCGCGAACGAACCCCAACGCCTCATCGGCCCCCTCGGCGGATCCCGTCGCGGTCTTGAGTTGGGCGCGTAACTTCTCGAACGTCGCGCCCGTCGTGAGGGTGGCGGTTCCTAGCGCGGCGATCCCCACGCCCACGCCCTTGATCACCTTGGCGAGTCCTCCCGCTAACTTGCCCGCCCTCTCGGATGTTTTCCCGAGCTTGTCGATCTCCTTGGTAGTTTTCCCCACGCCCTTGGCCGCACCACCGGCCGCGCCCTCGGTGTTTTTGAGTTTTTTCGTGAGGCCGTCCGCGGCTTTTTCGGCGGCCTTGGCGTCCACCCCGATCTCCACTAGCAGTTCCGCGACGGTGATCGCCATGGCTTACCCGTTCCCTCTCGTCTCGTTCGTGTTCATTATCGCCGCACTTTTCCACGACTCGGCGGCGTCGGACATCTCGATCAAATCATACAGACCATCCAGATCGATCGAGGTGTGCAACGCTTGAAACGTGACCGCGTCGATCCCGTCTCCGTTGGCGCAAGCTACGAACAGATCCCAAGGAACGTTCGGCGGCTGGATCCCCTTGTGACGCCCGCCCCCCGTCGCGGCCCGAGGCCACGAGGGGATCGCCTTACGGGTCAGGGGTTCGTGAAATTTACGCGGCCAACCCACAAACAAACCTCCAAGAGGTGGCGATAGCGCCCGGCGAAGTGTTGATCGAAATGGGTGTGGACCGACGCCGGGATCTCGGCGTCGCCCACTCGGACGAGGTCGGCCGATGTTGATTTGAGCATGTCCCGGAGGACCAAGAGACCGTCGTCCTCGGCGGCGGCCCGTGAGATCTCGGAGATCATCGCCCCCAAGACCTTGGGGTTTTCAAGTAGCTTGTCTCGGTCCTCCTCGGACGTGGCAAAAAATAGCCCGGTGAGAGAATCACCTAACAGAGCCACGAGGCGGGGTAGGATCTTGAGCCCGTCCGAGGCGGGCATGGTTTGGGTTGTGTAGGCGATCCCGTCGATCGCTTGGGTGTGTTCTCGAATAACTCCCATTGTTTTGTTTTCCTTTTCCGGTGGGTCATGTTCCCACCCGGTTGGCGTTTTGATCGAGCGGCAATTGGATCACCGTCTCGAAGTTGAAGATCCAAGTTAGGATCGTGGAGGCCGTCCCACGTTGGGGATCGGGTATGGTCGAGATATAGGATCCCGAAAAGGTTATGATCTCCCGGGCCGAGTTGTCGATCAAGATCAACGGGGCGACGGCGGATCGAACAAACCGATCCGCGGTTGCCAGTGCGACGAGTGCTTGATTCACCCCCGACTCTTGATCGATCAAGACCGCCACCTCGCCGGACGTGTCGGGGTTGAACATGCGAACAACCCCGCCCACCCCGTCGGGTTTTTGGGTCCACGTTGGCGCGTTGCGAGTCACCGAAACGAACGCCCCTTGCGCTAGGCCCTCGGACAAGTCGAGGCCTAGCCAAGTAAGCGAAACAAGATCGGGGGAGTACGCGCGCAACGGTTAGGATCCTACGATGTTGGTCAATTGGGCGGTGTCTTTTTGGACGTTCTCGAACGCGAACACCCACGAGAACGTCGCCGACTCGGTCCCCCGTGACTCGTCCGGTTCGGTGGTGATAAACGAATTCTGAAACGTCATTTTATAGCCGCTTGACGAATCGGTGAGGACCATCGCCCCGACGACGGATCGGGTCGCCGGGTTTTGGTCCGCCGCCGCGAGGTCGAGGAGGGATTGGTGGAGTTGCGACTCTTGATCCACCACCACCGAAACGGTCCCGGTTCGGTCGGGGTTGTAGACCCGAACGGCCTTACCTTGGCCCGTCGGCTTGACGGTGAAGGACGGCGCGTTTCGGGCCTCGGTGATCGTGGTTCCTTGGGCTAGTCCGGGTTTGAAGTTCAACCCTTGCCAGGTCAACTCGACTTGATCGATGCTGTATTGTCTCATTGGTTATCTCCTAGAATGCGAGGTTGATCGTGAGTTCAAGTTTTTGGATCGCCCCGGCGAGTGTCGCTTGGGCGGTGAGGGATAGGACGCGGTTGGTTTTGTCCGCGGTGGACACCTCGGACACGTCGGGCGCGGTGACCGTCGGCGGGGCGTCGCCCGAGAAGTGACCGAACGAAACGCCCTGATCGAGGACGCCTTGAACGGCTCCGACGATGATCGAGATCCCCGCGTTGGTATACGGGATCTTGGTGCCGGCGTTGACGAACGTTTCCAAGACGGCCTCCTCGGTTCGTAGCTTGACCCAATCCACCGACGTGGTCACGTCAATGAATCGGCCGCTCGCCATGGTCCCCTTGGACGTAAACGAAAGGCCCTTATTTCGGCCGTACAAGTTGGCGTCGGCGCCATAGATCGAGTTTGCAAAAGTCGCCGTGACATCGTCGAACGGGACACCCTCAAGCGAACGATACGCCCAGATCCCCACGCCCCCGGGCGTGTCGAGGTTGAGCCCTCCGCCCGACGAGGTCCACGCCCCATCTAAGTATTCGGCGTCGTCGTCGTGGTAGATCAAGGCGGATCGGTTGTATCCGAAAGTCTGCAACGCAAGCGCGGCGACCAAGGCGGCGTCGTCGGATTGGAAGATCGCGATCTTGTCTCGTGACTCGGTCCACGCGGCCACGTCGGCGATGTCGGCGTCGGCGCGGGATTCGATGTTAGTGATATACCAAGTGTCCGCCCCGGCGGCCTCGATCGCGTCCATGGTTGTGGTGTAGTTTCCAGCGTCGCCCGCGGTTTGTTGACCGATCAAAAGCGAGTCCACGCCGTCGTCTTGGGCGAACACCGCCGAGGCCCACGCGTAGATCGCCGGCTCGGCCACCGACGAAAACCCATCAGCGACCACCTCGGCGAGTGAGAAATACGGGCCGTTTTGGCGATCGGGGCTTATGATGCTAGTGAAAGTGAAGACCCCGATCGGGATCCCAAATGCGAATTTGTCGGCGGTTACCCCTCCAACGTTCACGGTGACGTCTACGAATTCAATAATTGCGGCTGGCATGATTCCCCCTATGGTGCGGTTTGAGTTGCGGTGATTTGGGCGGCGGTTGATCCGTCCGGGTTGAGTACGGCGATCGCCGCGTTGACAGTCTCGATCGTGTCCACGGGATCGACCCACGCGGCGACCATTGACACGGTGAAATCAAACGACACCCGGGACTCCCAGTGTCCCGAGGTGATCGCCGAAAGGTCGGTGGGTGCGCCCTTGGACCATAGGCCGACGCCCCACCCTCGGAGGGTTTCCACGAATGACTCGGTCTGCATGGTCGCCAAGGCCGAGGAGGCGATCGACCACGCCCCGTTGCGGACCTCGCGGCCTTTGGAATAGGTCTGCAAATTGATCAGCGCGGTTTGTGTGCCTTGGGTCACGAGGTAGGCTTGAGGGTCGAGGGCGACCGCGCCGGCGGCGAGGGGACCGACGATCTCCACGGTGCGCACCCCACCGCCCGACGTGGGCGTGATTTCCACCCCGTCGAGGGCCGAGGGGGCGGCCGTCCCCGTCGCCCCCGTGTCGCCTGCTATGGCCCCCACGAGGGCGTCGCGGATGTCGCCGATCGTGTCGGTTGGTCCGGCCTCGTGGGTGTAGTCGATCCCGTTGAGGCGGATCAGGTACAAGGCCCCGGGGGTGGCGGCGGTGACCGTGACGATCGCCGAGAGGGCGGGCAAGATCGGCGCGCCTCGCTTGCCTGAACGGTTCCACGGTTGCGGGCCGCCGATCATGGTCAAGATCGCGAGGTTGCCGGGTAGCGTTTCGTAGCTCGCCTCGTTATAGCCCCACGCCACGCCGACCGGGGCGAGGGCCGACGAGAACACCTCGAACAGTCCGCGTTGGACTCGGTCCAACCTGATCGGCGTGGGGATCATTGTTGGACGTCCTCCAACACGCCGATCGAGATATACACCGCGCCTTGCGGGTCGTAGTTTTGAGTTTGGATCACGCGATACCGCCGGCCCTGATAGGTGATCACGTCGGCGGCTTGTCCACCGTCGGACACGAACAAGCGGCGGCGGGTGTAGAATTCGACGCGCTCCGAGTTGCGATCCGCCGATCGGTCGGAGTCTAGATCCCGCCCGGTCGAAACGTGGGCGGCGATCGGGTTGATCTGAAATGTTGCCGGGGTCGGCGTGTCGTATCCCCCCCAAGCGTTGGCCACGGGCGCGCTCGCACGCTCGACCGCGAGGGGGCCGACGTTTAGCGAGTCCACGAGGGACGCAACGGTGGAGAGTAGGACCATGGTCGATTAGTCCTCGGAGCCTTTCGGGCGGGTGGGGAAAACTTGGGCGGCGTCCACCGCCCCTTGGATCCCGGCGTAGGCGATCCATACCACCGCGAAGTCTTGCCAGTCATGCGAGAGGGCGAGGGGGACCGAGGCCGCGACGGCGGCCCAAAACTTGCGCGAGGTGATCGTCTTGTGGATGAAGTTTCGGATCTCGTCGATCATCGTCTTAGCAACTCCCGTTCTTTGGCCTTGAGTGATTCGGGTTTCCGAGGGGCGCGGCCACGGTTGCCCCCGGCGATGTGTTCGAGGATGTCACCTTGCCATGAGGACTGTTCGAACAAGTATCCCTGGACATCCTCGATCCTTTCGACGTCGCGGCGGACTTCGGCGACGTCCTCCACGGCTACCTCCACCCGGTTAACTCTCTCGTCCATGCGGGCGGTTTTTTCGCGGTGTCGTTCGGTCCCCTCGCGGATCAACCCTTGGACCTCGGGCGAGTCCGGCTTCGATTGGACCTCGACCGCGGCGATCGTGATCGAGGCGACAAGAGCCACACCCCCGCCGACTAGCGCTGCGATCTCTCGGACGGATCGGGCCTTTCGCCCCATGCCTTCAAGATCTAAGGCCGCGACGATCGAGGCCGCGAGTCGATCGTTTTCTTGATCTGTCATTATTCCTCATATCCGATCAGCGTGCCGGACATCGTTAGCGTGCCCGTGGCTTCGTCGTAAAACACGCCGGTTGAAAAGGGGAGAGCCTCCGCGAAGGTGTGAGAGACGGTTGTAACCGTCGAGGATCCCGCGCCCGGATCTGGTACGAAGATCGGGAGGACGATCGGCCCCGCGACTGTGAGCCCGTCACGGATCAAAAGTTGTCCGAGGCTGTTCGCGGACTGTTCGACCGTCACGATCATGTCCGTGATGTAAAGCGTTTTTCCCGCCGTCACGGTGTATTCAAGGGTCGGAACGGTGATGGCGTCAGTCACGATCTGGATCGGCGTCCTCCCCGGAAGCTGCGACGGTCTGGCGCCCGAGACTACCTGTAGGTTTTGCGATGTACCGGAGGAGTTAGTGGTCGGAGCGGTCGAGACATTGTTATACGCTCCCCCGGTATCGGTACCGACGAGGATCGATCGGTTGAGTTGGGCGACCATACCGCCAGCGATAAAGGCCGTGAGTCCGAGGATCTGCGGACTAAGGGAGGTGTGTAGGAATTTCGTCTCGTAAAAGAAGTCGACCTGTGCCGCGCCTCCGTTCGTGTATTCGTATTGGACGAACGGCGTGAAAGCTGGTGCGGATAAAAGTTGAAAGCCGTTCGCGGCTGAGTAGGGAATCGTTAGGAGTCGGACTTGATCCGTCCCCGCCGCGTCGGAGTACCATCGGACGGTGATCGTCCCGTCCACGTCGCTGACGATGTGCGTATCGACCTGAGTAAAGCCCTGGAGGTCGAGGACTCCCGATGCATAGACGCCCCCTCCTCCGAGGGTCGCGGTTGTAAGATACGCTTGAAAAGCTGCGGGTTCTGCTGGTTGGTACGCCATGATTTTCCCTTAATAAATCCACCAATTCGAGCCGTCCGAGATCGCGGTGATCATCTCGAATTGCTCCGCGAGAGGGAGCCCGGTCGCGGAGTAGTCTGTGCCGTCGATCGTGATTCCGCCTCCGCTTGTGCGGACCTCGATCCCCGTGATCGTCGAGGTGATCGCTTTGACCGCGACCCGCGATCCCGCCGCCGGGGCGGGGAGGGTGATCACGCAAGCCGCGACATTCACGAGGACAAATTCTCCGTCCACTGCGGACCTAGTCGCGGTCGTTTCAGTGGCGACGGTCCACACCGCGCCCGCGCCCCCGCCACCCGTGGCGGTCCACGTCGAGGACGACGCGCCCGCGGTGGTGGCCTGATATAGCCCCGGGGCGCCCGTCTCGATCACGCCGAAATCGAGCGCGGCCACGCCGTCGGCGGTCCCGATGGCTTGGAGTTCGGCGAGGGATCCACCTTGCCAGAGTTTTGAGGGGCGTTGAATCATGGTGATGGAATCTCTCGGACCTCGACCGCGCGCGCGGTCCACTTAATGTTCGTCGCTAGCTCGCCGGTCGCGGTCAAGGTCACGTCGTCGCCGACCACCACGAGGGCCGGGGCGGCGGTTGTGAGGCCGACACGCGAGACGGACGACACCGGGTTGAGGACGAGAACCGCGCCACCCGTGCGGTAGTATAGGCCGCCCAAGGTGGCGTCTAGGACTTCACCGCCGCCCACCGCGTCGGTCTTGCCTTGGGCCTCGACTTGGATCCGATAGGCGTCGCCGTCGGTGGTGAGAGTCGCCAAGGTGGCGAGGGACACGGGGACCGCGTCGGCCGTCGTCGTCTCGTATGACTTCGCGCCCTGGTTGATCCCGTATAGGGTGAGGATCGCGTCGTCCACCATGTTGGCCCATAGCTGCCCGGCGGCGGTGGTGATCGCCGTGGCGGGGGCGGCCTGCCCCGGTTCGTCCACCTTGAGGTCTTGGGCCACGTTGGACCATGTCCCGTCCGACACGGCCGAGGCCAACCAAGTGGGGAGGGGGATCGAGAAGTCGATCACGCTTGTTGGGTTTGCCATGGTTTAGAACGCTTTTCCTTTCGCGGTGATTTGACCGCCGATCCTCACGGCCCAAGAGATCGAATCCCGCAGTTTGAGGGTTTCGATTAAGGGGAAATCAAACCCCTTCTTTTTGACCGTCGCCGGGGCGTTGGGTTTTGCCCAAGACCCCGAGGTGCGGATCTTGTCGCGGACCATTCCAACGATCACCGCGCCGACGTTGCCCAACTCGGTGATCGGGTCGCCTCGACCGCCGACGGTGAACACGTCCGCCCCGAAAACTTGGGCCATGGACTTGGCGAATTTGTTTTGGATCTTGTCGCGGTTTTCGAACACCGACGATCGAAGGAACGACCGAGCGGGGATCCCCGCGTGCCTCGGGCCGGCGGGTGTGCCGAACTCGTTATACATGGCGACCGAGGCGACGTTGGCCCCCGTGTCCTTGTAGGTGTCGAGCCCGTCTTGCCCTTGTACTCCGACGGTCAAGATCGTGGATTTTATAAACTTGAATCGACCGGCGATCTCCTCAAGGCCCGACACGTCGAGGGTGACCGTCGCACGGGCGGCGGCCATAGATCCGCGCGAGTCGATCCGCTTGGTCTTCACCACCCGCGCCCCACCCAACCCCGGAGGGTGTTAGGGGAAACGAGGAACCGCCGACCGGGAACGGGGGCGACAAATAGCGATTGTTTAAGTTGGAGATATAGCCGGCCCCACCTCGTGGTCGCGAACGACGGATCCAGCCCGGTCGCCGTACCGACGGCGGCGAACGATTCTTCGATCTTGTCGATCTTGCGGCGGTTCACCGGGCCGGCCTCGCCGCCGTTGGCAACCGTCAACATATGGGCGGTGAGGTAGACGTGGGCGCATTGGGCCTTGGTCCCCCAACATTCGAGGTTGATTTGGGAACACGCGCAGGCGAGGGCTTGATCGATGAGGGCCGCGCCGCCTTCGAGGGTGTTCCCGGTGAGGAGTTGAAACACGCCCACGGGCTTGTCGCTGATCGCGTGGAGTCCGTCTACGCCGGTTTGGATCGAGTCGATATATATAATGTTCCCCGACACCGAGGCCGTGGCGAGTTGGCCGGCGGCGTTGATCGAGGCCGCGAGACTCTCGGCCGTGTCGGTCGAGGTCGCCCCGGCGAGGTACTCCGATCCGAGAATGGGCGCCGCAGCCACGGCGGTGAATGTGAGAGAGATCACCGGGGAGTCGGACGCCGATCGGATGGAGAATCGATCGCCAGGGGTCGCCGCGTTGGGGACCACTCGACCCGAGGAGGTCGATCCGTAGGACGAGAACTCGGGCGCGATCGCGAGGAACTCGGCCCGGGTGGCACACGACGCGGGCACGGTTAGACCTCGCCCGCCTCAGCTTGGAGTTGGACGATCCGCGCCTCGATCGCGGTGAGGATCTTGGGCGCGGTGTGTTCGTGATAGAGCGCCGATAGTTCGTCGAGGTCGAGCGAGTTGTTCACCCGCTTGATCACGGTTCGCCAGTGGGGGCGCTTGGTCGCCTTGGTTTCGGTCGGCGTCTCGGGCTCGACCTCGGGGGCGGCGGTTTGTTTTCGCGGGGTGTCGGTCGAGGCGACGATCAATCCTTGGGAGATCATCGCGTAGATCGGTTCTTTGCACACCCACGCCTCGGCCACGTCGTTGGGGATCTGGATCGTTTCGCCGGGGTCCACGATCTCGGTGTACTCCCGAGCAGCTACCACGAGGACGAAAGGGGATCTGTTTTCGATCTTGGCCATGGGGGAATCCTTGAGGGTGGCCGCCACCCGGAGAATTGAAGGACGGGCGGCGGCCGAGGAGGGGGTTTAAATCCCGTCTAGTCGGAGGACCGAGCGAGGACGAGGCACCATGACCCCGCCGAATCGTGTCTCGAACGCAAGTTTGAAACACAAGTTTTGTTGCATGGGGGGTAACGCTTGCATCAGCATTGGGAACACCGCGCGGAGGCGGGTCGACTCGTTTCGGTAGGCGAGCATGGAGGCGCCGCCCGTGGCCGAGACGTCGTTGAGTCCCGGCTCCCAATCCCAACGGGTGATCATGGGGAACGCCCGTTGGAGATATTGCAGCACCGTGATGTCCGACGCGATCGAGTTTTGCAGCGTGGAGAGGCGGGTGTAGCTCGCCACGTCCATGATCACGGTGTCGGGCACCTCGACGCCGCCCGAGGCGTTGATCACGGCGTTGATCGCCGTGGTCACGTCCTCGACGATGTCCGCCGCGGCGGCCGTTTGCCAGGTGCCGTTCACCGCGTTGGCGACGATGATCCCCGAGTGGTTGGTGACACCCTCCAAGGCCGAGGCGGCGTCGCCGGTTCGGATCAGATCGTTGAGGGTTCGATCCATCGCCTCGCGTGCGGATCGGGCCTTCTCGGTCGCGATGTCGAACAGTCCTTGCATACGGGCCGAACGGATCTCCTGGGTGGAGTAGGTGACACCCACCGCCACGGTCTTGATCGATCGGATGTTGTTCCGACCCGTGAGGTCCGCCATGGGGATGTCGGTGGAGTGGTCGGACACGATCGAGGCCCGGCCGCTTGACTCGGACTCCACGTAGCTGTACTCGGTCGCGCCCTCGTTGAGTGAGGTCGAGATCGGGATCAGGCCGCCGTTCATCCACTTGGTTTCGGTGAACTCGAACCGGAACAATTCGGCAAACGTCGCCGTGACAAGTTGTTGGGCGAAAAGCCCGGTTTGGGTGTCGTGGCGGAACATGGGAAGATCCCGCACGCTGTCTGTGATTTGTTTAAGACTCATGATCTGGATCTCCTATGGTCGGTTGATCTTGATTCGCGCAAGACCGGCGGCGGTGGTTGTAGTTCGGAAGGTGCAAGCGGCGAGGGCGATCGCGTCGCCCCCGTCCGCGTCGGAGCGTAGGCCCCCGAGGACTTGGCCCGCGGCGTTGATCGCGATTCTGGCGAAGACTCCGCCCCCGGCGGCCACGGCGTCCTCGACGTTGGCGAACAACTCGCCCCCGCGCATGATCGCCATGGTGGCGCCGCCTTGGTAGCCGTCGTCCACGGTTGGATCGCCCTCGTTCACGTTCATGTCAATGGATCGGATCGTGATCCCCAACACGTCGGCGTCGACGGATCCAGCGCCCAAGAGGGCGGCCTGATCGTCGAGTGCCCCTTGGGCAACGGCGACCCCGAGGCCGACCGTTACGCCGCCCGCGGCTTGAGTGTCGGCCACGGTGAGGGCCGAGGGCGCCGACGGGGCGGACACGGTGTAGACCGATCCGGGGTGGATGAAGGTCAACGTCAAGACGTTGGTAGCCGAACTCGCTACGGCGATGTTGAGGAGGTCGGGATCTAGATCCGCCGCGGCCTCAAGCCCGGCCGCGATCTGATCCGCCGTGTTCCCGGCGGCGGTAAACGACACCTGGAACGTCCCCTCGGGGCCGTCGATCTGGACCGTATAGACGCCGTCGGTGGTGCCGCCCACGGTCACGGTGGAGACTTGGGCGAGTTGCGGGTTTTCGTAAGAGTCCACGGTCCACGGGGACATGCTCGCGATCTGTCCATTGATCGCTACGGGTTGGTCATATTGGAATTGGGGCACGGGTTAGCCTATCGCCTTTGGGGTTCGGAGGTTGTCAAGGTACGCCGCAAAAAGGGCGTCGGGGTCGGCCGCGTCGGACTTGGCCTCGGGGTTAGCAGTTGCAAAAAGGGCGGCCATGGTGTCGGCCTCGGCGGTGGCGCGGGATCGGTGGAGGTCCACCGCGGCGTCGAAGGACGCGCGAAGGTATCCGAGATCGTCGGCGTTGTTGTCGAGGCGAGGCGCGAGGGTCGGGGACACGGCGAGGATCGCCGCGCGCATGATCTCGGCGTCGCTCACCCCGTCGGTCTTGGCCTCGGCTCCGAGGATGTCCCGGGCCGTGGTCACGAGTCGCACGCGCGCGTCAATGCGGTTGGACTCACTCGCGCGCGTCTCGTCAAGCTGCGCTTGGAGGGCGTCAACTTTGGCGCGTAGGGCCGAGTCGGAATCCATGGATTCGTCTTCGTCTTCGTCTTCGTCCTTGGGTGGGAATGTTGGCATAGCATCGGCCCGGAGTTTTTCGATCTCGGCGGCCACTCGGGTGGCCACCTCGATCGACTCGTCGCCGATCTGGATCGCGCGGGTGTCCTCGCGTTCCGGGGTTTCGGGTGTCGGTGTTTCGTTCATCGTGTTGATTCCTTCAATGGTTGATCGGCTTGCGCCGGGGGTGTCGAGGATCCGGCACGACGGCCCGGCCCTACCGCGATCAACCACGGCGACGTGGTTGCCTCGGATTTCGGTCTGCCTTGCGGCGTAGGTTGCCCCGTCGGGCGCAACCCCTTGGTCTTGGATCACGCGGGCGGTGTAGCCGCATGACAATTCTTTTTTCCCACCGCGGATCGCCTTGATCGCGTCGGCGTCGGTGATCTGGATCGTGGCCCGGACGAACTCACCGTCGCGGCGGACGTCGGTTCCCACCGATCCGATCTGGACATCTCGCACGGTGGCCGCGGTCACGAACCCGGCCGGGTGATCGTCGGTGACAACCGAGAGGCGGAAACTGTCGAGGGTGTCGGCGTCGAACACCTCGCCGTCGGTTCTCAACTCGCCCCACGACTCGCCCTCGGCGTCGCTGTAGGTGAACACCCCCGTCCGGGTCAAGCGCGCGTCAACTCGGAGGAACCCCGTCTCGGGGTCCACGGTCGCCAAGGCGCCGTCGGTCCTCTCGGGGTCGGTGTGGATCTCGCCCACGATCCGGTCCACGCGGATCACCGCGTCGGACTTGGCCTCGACCTCGGGGGCGGTCGGCGTGTCAGTCATCCCCACCGCTCCCTCGGGCCCGTGTCGGCGTCGGAGCGATCAACCGTGCGATGTCCCGCGGCGTCGGTCCGCGGCGTCTCGGGCGGCGTGGGGGCCTCCTCGGTGGACGTCTCGGCGTCCTCGCCTCGGGCGGGGCTATCGTCGCGGGGGTCGGGCACGCGGCAACCGTACCCCGAACCGGGGGCGATATGCAACCCGGCCGCCTGATATGCAGTGAATATGCAGGATCCTGCATATATCCTGCATGGACTACCCCCTGCGCGGGCGCCGCGTCCACCGACACCGGCGATCGAGGTCGCCCACCCACCGCCGATCCCACCGTGGCGGGTCGGGGTCGCGGCAGATCCGATCCAGCTTGCCCGCGGCGACCCACGCCGAGACGGCGGGGACGTCGAGGATCCACGGCGGGAGACACGGGACCCCGAGGTGATCGACGTGGTAGGCCGCCACGAGGCCCCACGCGCCCCGAGACGCCCACGCGACGGGGTCGGGGGGTTGGCACCCCGGGCGGAGTCGGCCCGCCCTCACGGCCCGAGGATAGGCGACACGGGAGATCCACTTGTCCCGGGCGTGGAGGCCGACCCGGCGGCACCTCGACTCTCGCCGGCAGATCTCGATCAAGGCCGGCGCGGCCTCGGGGATCCCCCGCT